GAATTTTTTGCGTTATAATAACTCTATGAATGAAGTAGCATACAAAGATGGTTTAGCAATAGGTATCCTAATGGGAGGACTAATCGCTATGTCTGTTGTACTAATAATGGCTTAGATAAGCCTAAACTAGAAACGATTACAAATATGGCAGGACCAATAAAACCAGATATGGACTTAGGTAGAGAAGTTAGAAGACTAACCCTAAAACAAATTAGGAAGATTTTACTTGAGAAAGGAATGGGTAAGTTTAAAGAATCAGTTATATTAAAACTAGCTTCAACAGTATTACCTAGAATAAATGAACATAGTGGAGAAGATGGAAAAGCAATTATAATTCAAGTAGCCAGCGAGATTAAGGATAAAAACTCTAATGAAACTTCACGAAAGCCAATCAGTAATAGCTAAAGACACTTCTAGGTTTAGAGTGATAAACTGTGGGAGAAGGTTCGGGAAAACTATATTAGCCTGTGAAGAAATAAAAGGTAAAGCTCTTTATAAGAATACTAGGATCTGTTACATAGCACCGACTTATCAGCAAGCAAGAGATATAGCTTGGCAAACTTTAGTAAAGGAACTAAAGCCAATCATAAAGAAAGTAAACGAATCCAGACTAGAACTAACAGTTAATAACTTAGTAAAAGGAACTTCCCTTATTCAGTTAAGAGGATGGGAAGCAATAGAAACTCTAAGAGGACAGCATTTTGATTTCATTGTAATAGATGAGGTCGCTATGATGAGAAACTTTAACATTAACTGGGAAGAAGTAATAAGACCTACGCTTACAGATACAAGAGGAGAGGTAATGTTTATCTCAACACCTAAAGGATTCAATCACTTCTACGATTTATATAACCAACAAGACGAAGACCCTGACTTTAAATCATTTCATTATACCTCATACGACAACCCATACATTCCTAAAGACGAGATAGACAAAGCTAAGGCACAACTAACAGATGATAGATTCGCACAAGAATACTTAGCTGACTTCCGTAAGACACAAGGATTAGTATATAAAGAATTTAATAGAGAAAAAGATGTTACAAAAGAGAAGCCTTCCGAAACAATCGACAAAATCCTTGGTATCGACTTTGGCTACACGAATCCAGCGTCAATTATCTCCATTGAGATTGATAGCGACAGCCATTACTGGATACAAGAAGAATGGTATAAAACAAAACAAACGACAGACCAAATCGCTGAACAAGCGAACCTATACAAATCAACGAAGGTCTATGCCGACTCAGCTGAACCAGACAGGATTGAAATCCTTAAAAAAGCAGGACTCAACGTCAGACAAGTTAGTAAAGATATAGTCGCAGGAGTAGATCACGTTAGAGAATTGTTTAAACAAGGAAGAATACATATAAGCCCAGACTGTAAGAACTTAATACACGAACTCGAAACTTATAGATACCCTGATAAGAAACCTGAAAAGAATGAGGAGGAGAAACCTATAAAGGAAAACGACCACGCATTAGATGCATTAAGATACGCTCTCTACACACATAAGCCAACTATAAGACAAACAGACTCAACAGTAACTTATTATTCTGACTACTAATAAATAATCTAATCACCTCCGAATTGCCAGTGACTGTGATTAGCACTGGTAACTCCGAGCCATAAACAAATGGAGTATAAAAAATGCCTAGAATGTGGCAAAACCTTCTATAAGAAGAAGAATCATTCAAAGAAGTATTGGCTAACAGCTAAGTTTTGCAGTAGTAAATGCAATGCAATCTATAACAAACTTGGTGACCATAAACAACAAACAGGAAAAGACAATCCAAGATGGGTAGGAGACAAGATACAGAAAGACTCAGTACATTGTTGGGTAGCGAGAGTATGGGGAAGCCCAAAGAAATGTGAAGTATGTGGTACTACTACAGCTAAGAAGTTTGAGTGGTCAAATAAATATCATACATATACAAGAGATAGACAAGATTGGCAAAGACTATGTACTAAATGTCATTTCAAATATGATGTGAAACATAATGGTAAAATAGTATATAGATTTAAAAAGGGGAATACTTACGCCAAAAGACAGTTAGTTAATTTAGAACAATTAAAGGTAAATTATCAAGATATATAATAAAATAATAAAACTCTATGGAATTTGGAATAATAGGTAAAATAGTAATCATTATACTATTTATCATTTCGTTAAGTTCGGTTATGTATATTAGTAAATAATACAAACTCTATGATTAACTGGTTTGGAAAAACATATTACGGAACTGATAAAGAATACAAAAGACCTGTAAAACACGCTTTTGACCTTTGGTTTAGCGAACATATACTAAGAATAAGATATAGACCAGATGGTAAAGGCAATTTAATTAAATATATATTATGGAACAAGAATACGCAGAAACCTCTACTGAAGAAGTAAAAGAAGTTGATGAGAAACAAATCATTGACCAACTCTTTAAAGAAAAAGACAATTACCAGAAGACTAACGAAGACTCAAGGAATGAGGTAAACGACATCTATAATGCTTATATGGGTAGAATGGATGAAGTTAAGAAAGTTCCTTACTTTGAGCCTATCTCTATACCTAAGCTAAGAACAGAGGTAGCCTACATTGTTCCCTTTATCTATTCAGGACAACCTGAAATAGAGATTGAGCCAGTAGGAGAAGAAGATAAAGCTATCTCACAAGTATTAGAGAAGATAGTAAACTACCGAATCTCTCAATCAATACCACAAGCCTATGAGAAGATAGAATCTTGGGTAAAACAATCAGTAACCTTTGGTACATCTATACTTAAAGTCAATTGGAAGTTTGAAGTCCAAGATAATGGAGACGGAACACAAACTCCTATAAAGGATGAACCACAATTAGAAGTACCTAATCTATTAGACTGCTTCTATAACCCTATAATCTCAGACGTTGAACAACAAGACTCCCTAATCTTTAGGAGTGTTTTGCCTGTGGAAGAAGTAAAGAAGAACCCAGCTTATGACTTTGTAGACAATGAAGGAAACTTAAACCGAGAGAAAGCTATGCAAGGTAACGTCCAAGCTAATCAGTATGATTCATCTCAACAAGTAGAAGGTGATAAGATAACACTACAAACTGCTTCAGAAGGCACAGTAGAGGTGTATGAACGTATTAGTAAAGATAGACTTCAAACAGTATGCGTAGGTAAAGAAAGATATGTATTAAGAGACACAGAGAATCAATATGGGTTAAATGTAGTTAAACTTATACACGAACCTAATTGTATCCCTAATCGTTTTGGAGGTATGGGAGTCGGACAGAATACTCTAGGACTAGGTAAAGGCTTTCATTCAATCATCAATCAAACAAAACAAAACATTACTTTGGCTAATAACCCTAGGTTTATGTATAACAAGGGAGCTAACATAGATAAGAAACAATTAGTATCAACTCCTGGTAGTGGAATAGAAGTAGACGGAGATGGACCACTTAACAATAATATAGTTCAAGTAGATTTCGCAGACATTAAGAATGGAGCATTAGACTTCATTGGAAGACTAGATGACGAACATAAGAGAGCTAGTGGAGCAAATGACTTAGTTCAAGGCTCTGCTTCTAACAAGACTCTAGGACAAGACGAGATAGCTTCATCTTATAGTTCTAATAGGTTTGAACTTATTACTCGTAGGTTTAAGGAAGCACTCGCAGACTTAGCTAAAATCTTAATTGAAATGGAACTTAAAAACTTACAGAGTCCAGACTCTGCTATCCTTAGACTATGGTCTGGACCACAAGAAATAGAAACTGGACAAGCAGATGAATTTGGACAACCTATAATGGAGACTGTAAACATTAGAGAGCAAATATATCAATTACTTATAAGTCCTCAAGCTAAGAACGCTCAATACAACGTAAAGGTTAAGGGAGACACTACAATCGCTAAGAATAAAGACATACAGATTAAACAGTTAATAGAAGCTTATAACTTATTCGGAGATATATTACCACCTGAATATCAAATGGAATGGGCAAAAAAGACATTAGAACTTAGAGGTATAGATGAATTAGATAAATTAGTTCCTGATCCACAGCAATACGCTCAACAAATGCAACAGCAACAAATGGAGCAACAAGCAATAGATGGAAACCAGATACCACAAGGACAAGGAATACAAACACCAACACAACAATTATAAATTAAATAAACTCTATGAAAATAAAAATTGAAGGAGATAAATGGAGCTGGATAGAAGAATACAATGGAAAAGAATACGGAGATACAGTTCCTTATGATGGAGAAACACAAGAAGAATTGGAAGCATACGCTAAACGTGAATGGAATGAATGTAAGAATATATTAAAAACTCTATGAAACAAGAAGAAATTGACAATCTAGTAGAGATAAGAGACATCATTCAAAGACCAGTATTCCAAGACATGATAGTAAAGCCTATGAGAGCATACCAAGAGAAACTAGACAAAGCTTACGAATGTAAGACTCTAGTTGAATTACATACTGTTAAAGGAAAAAAATATGGAAGCGATGAATTCTTCAGTATACTTAAAAGAATCAGTATAGAATTTAAAAACAAAGAAGATTAAATCGAAGGTTCAGGTAGAACAAACTCTACTGTCCTGAACTTCTGATATAAGGTCGAAAGGAGGTTCATTAACAAATCAATAATCAATCACAAAACATGGATACTAATGAAAATAGTGAACCCGTAGGGGGTGCTGACGTTACAGCCTCTCAGGATACTTCTCAAGAAAACATTACCCAACCTGTTGAAGAAACAACCGAGGCTACTAACGAAAGCGAAGTTGTTGAAGAAACAGAGAAAGCTAAGTTGGCAGGCAAATATGAAACTGCTGAAGACCTTGAGAAGGGTTACAAGGAACTGGAATCTAAACTAGGAGAGCAAGGGCAAAAATCCGAACTCGTTAATAGGTTAGAGAAACAGACTGGTAAATCTGCTCAGGAAATCTCAGACTTCATGGAACGCCAAGAGCAAGAACAGGCTCAACGTAACATTCAGGATAATCCTGGTATGGCAGCGTATGAGAAAGTTCAAGGTCTCGAACAGCAAATAGCCTTACAGAATGAAGAAAAGGAATTGGACTCATTTATTAAGGAAAACCCACAGTATGAACCCCAAAGAGATAAGATACTGAAACTAGGTCTTAACATCGAAAGGGACAAGCCGTATGCAGATATTGCAAAGGAATACTTTGGAGAACCTATTGCTCAAGGTCAACAAGACGCTTACAAAAAGATTGACCAAAAACAAAAGACTCAGGCTACTGGAGTATTAAGCACTCCTTCTAAGAAATTCACGGAAGAAGATATGGCAAATATGACTGCATCCGAATTGGAAGCGATATTACCTAAAGCTGATATCTCAGGTCGAGTCTAAAAAAGAACATGGCAACTACAGAAACGAATGGTCTTTTGCAAGGAACAGCTGCAATCTCCACTGGAGGTTTGGCTTCTGCAATGCAGATTTATTACGATAAAGTTTTCCTTGAAAGACTACAGAATAGCAGAAAGTATAACTTTCTAACTGTTCCTAAATCTATACCTAAGAACTCTGGAGAAGTAGTTTACTTCACACGTTTCAACCAAATGACTGCTAACACTACTGCTTTAGTAGATGGTGCTACAGTTACAGCTATCAACACATCTGCAAGCAGAATTATAGCTACAGCTAAACCTTATGGTGCTGCTGAAATAGTTGGAACATTGTATGAACTAACAACTATGGATTCAGGTCTTAAAGAACATTCTGAACTGATGGGACAGAATGCTGGAGAATCAATGGACATCGTTCTGGGAACAGAACTAAACTCATCTGCTACTACTCAATGTGGTGGTGCAACATTCACAGCTCAAGCAAGTGCTATTGCAAGTTCTGACACTTTGTCAGTATCTGGCATTAGAAAAGCTGTATCTACTCTTAAGAAAGCAAAAGCTCCTAAATGGGAAAATGGCAACTATCGTGCTGTTGTAGACGTGGACGGATCTTATGGACTTCAAGGTGATACTGCTGCTGGAAATTGGGTTAACATCGGTCTTTACAATAGTAAGGAAAATGCAGAAATGCTTAAAAAAGGTGTTATCGGAAGTTTATATGGTGTTGACATCGTAGAAACTAACCAATCCTTCAGTGCTTCTGGTGTAATTGGAACTGCTGCTCCGTCAGCTCGTTCCAACTTTATCGCTGGTAAAGGTGCTGTTGCAGAAATTGCTATCGGTAGCAAAGACGCTTCAATCATCTACAAACGATCAGGACCGAACGATACTTCTAATCCGTTGAATATGTATTCAACAATAGGTTGGAAAGTAGACGCTTATGCCGCTAAGGTATTACGAACAGATTGGGTCGTAAACGTACACGCTTACGGCTCAGGAACTGCAAACTAATCAGAATGATTATTTGGGATAACAACCTCACGAAGTTATCTCAAAGTGAGGAAATAATTAAATAACAACTCTATATGCGAACTCTACACAGTTCGTTTACAAGAGAATAAAACAAATGAAACCATTTTTAGAGAGATGTATTATCAAAGTAGACAAAAAATACATTAAAGACGAGAACGGAAAACCAGAATTAAATGATATAGGTGAACCAACTTACGAAGCTGTGCAAGAAGCAACAGTTACGAAGTCAAACATCGAAGGAGTAAAGAAAGGTATGAAAGTTGTGCCACTACTAAGAGGTGGAGTTCCTATCATTAAAGAAGAAACTAAAAAGTATACAATAGTAGTATTAGATAAAGAAGAAATATATGCCATTGAATAAAAGGTTTGAAAAGCTAGTTAATAAGTTTGGCTGTCAAATCACCCCAGTTTCTTGTTGGATAGATGGAACTGTAAGCAGACGACCAGACATAATGGCAGTAACTAGATACGGACAATATGTTATGACGATACCTGCAAAGATGTTTGCCCTAAAAAATATAGGGCATAGAGATTTAATCAATAATGTTCACCCAGATTACTATGAATGCGAAAGACAATTCTATTTCAAAAAGTTTAAAGCCTAAAGTTTTCGGTATAACAACTGACACTATTATGAAGGATGGAAAGATAGTCCTTCATAAAGGTAAACGCCAATGTGGTGCTATTGGATGGTATCGTGTTATGAGTCCTTTAAAGGAATTAGGATACGAAGTCCAAGTAGGAATGACTATAAAGGCTAAAGCTGAAGATGCTATTGCTCTTAAAGAGAGAGGAGATATTTGGTTTAGTAAAATGTCAGACAACGAAGGAATAGATAATATGTATGCAGCTCACAAAGAGTTTACAGGTTCTAAGTTCGTATTAGACTTAGATGACGACCCTGACCACGTAAACCAAGACCACCCTGATTTAAAGGCATTAGACGACAGAAAAGAAATGCGAATGAGAATGATTAAGATGGCTGACCACGTAGTATGCTCAACTGACTTGATTAAAGAATCTATCAAACACTTGAATCCTTATGCAACTGTTATTCCTAACGCAATGAACCCTAAGATATGGAACTTCAAGAATCAGATTAAAGGAAAGAAAATTAAGATTGGCTGGATAAGTTCAGGCTCACATTTTGCAGACGTTCCTATCATTCAACCAGTAATGGATGCGATATTAGCTAAATACCCTAACGTAGAATTTCACTTCGCAGGAATGACTTGGGATGAAGTAAAGGAAGAAGGATATTATCACCATGTAGGAGTAAGAGCTTATAAAGACTTCCCTAAGTGGTATTCCGAACAAGGATATGATATTGCTATTGCACCTCTAAAAGACACACAGTTTAACCGAGCTAAATCCAATATTAAATGGATGGAAGCAGCTATGCTAGAAATCCCTTGTGTAGCGAGTGATGTAACACCTTATAGGTGCATAAAACACGGAAAAGATGGCTTCTTAGCCTCAAGCACAGAACAATGGGTTAAATACCTATCATTACTAATAGAAGACAAGCAGAGACGAATAGATATAGGAAAAAATGCAAAAGACTCAGTATTAAAAGATTGGCATATTGATAAGTTCTTACCTGAATACGTTAAGTTGTTTGATAAGTTAGATGATAATAAAAGTATCTCAGTAGTTACAGCGATCACAGCAGGAAAGGATAAACTGATAGAACAACCTCAATACAAAGGAGTTGAATACCTAGCATTTACTAAACAGAAATCAGAGACTTGGAATACTCAATTACCTTGCGATAAGTTCAAGAAAGGAGTAATGAACGCTAAGATTCATAAGATACTGACTCACAAATACACAGACAAAGAATTTATAGTTTGGATAGATGGAAACCTAGAACTAAAGGCTGACCCACACGAACTGGTTAAACTATTGGGAAACAAAGACTTTGCTTTCTTTAAACATCCTGGAAGAACTTGCCTATACCAAGAAGCAGAAGCCTGTGTAGAATATGGAAAGGTAGACCCTCGAGTAGTAGCTGAACAGATTAAGGAATACGCTAAGGAGGAGTTTCCAGTAGGAGCAGGGCTAAGTGAATTGACTTGCTTTGTTAGAAGGAATAATCCTAAGACTAACTTATTATTTGAACAATGGTGGGCTGATATATGCCGATATTCACACAGAGACCAAGTAAGTTTTCCTAAAATATTTAAAGGACAGAAGTGGAATGTAATACCTGGAAGCGTAGCTTACCTAGAAGGAAACGAAAACTTTGTAGGAAACGACTACTTTGATTATAAGAAACATAAAAAACTCTAATGAAAATACACATTGTAAATTACGAACAGAACTTTGGGACAGACGCTATCCTTACCAAGTATGCCAGAATGTTAGAAAGAGAACTGATAGACTTAGGACACGTTGTATCTGTATCAGGTAAATCAGAGAAGGCAGACATTAACCATCATATCAATTTCAATTCTTATAAGCCGAGTGGAGGAAAAGACTCGATGATGATAGCTCATATATCAGGAGACAAGACTAATAGCAAAGAAACTAAGATTAAGATGGTAAAGAAAGCTCTAAAGACAGCTCACGGAATAACATTTAATCCTGGCATAATGAACGACCTTATAGAAGAAGGTTGCGACAAGAATAAACTAGACTATGTAATGCACGCTCACGATGGAATGATAAGAAGACCTAAAATAGTAGCAATAGTTTCTAAAAACTATGAGGACGGAAGAAAGAACCCTGAAATGTTTACCAAACTATTCAAGAGCTTAGGAGATAAGAAAAGCGTTATCTTTAGGATAATGGGAGCAGGTTGGATTAAAGTATTAAAGAAATTGAAAGGAATACAAGTTCAATATACAGACGAGTTTTCAATGGACTTATACGAGCAGTTTCTTAACACCTCAGATTACCTACTATATACAGGAGATGAAGATTCACTAGGACAAAGCCAAGTAGACGCTAAGAACGCAGGACTAAGAATAATCTCAAGACCTAACCCAGACCTAGAGATAGAATTACCATTTAATAACCAGAAAGAGTTAAATAAAATCTTTGCAGACTTTGAAGACAACCCAGTAAAGGACTGGACTTGGGAGAACTACGCTAGAAAGCACATAGAGATATGGTCAAAATTAACTTAGGATCAGGAAAAAGATTAGTTAAAGGATTTATAAATGTAGATTCGATAGATTTTTCTAAAAGTGGTTTCAAATTTGTTAAAGCAGACGTAAGGAAATTACCATTTAAAGATAATTACGCAGATTACATTATAGCTCCACAAGTATTAGAACACTTACCAATGAAAGATGTCGTTCCTGCATTAAAGGAATGGTCAAGAGTTTTAAAAAAGAAAGGAAAGATTATTATAACAGTTCCAAACTTCCTAGAACTAGCAGAAGAATTTGCTAATGAGATGACTGACAAGATAGACCTCAAAGAATATGTAAGACTAGCTCAACACATTTACGGAAACCAATTACACGAAGGAGAGTTTCACAAGACACCATTTACCCCTCCATTTCTGAATTACCTATTATCAGACTCAGGACTAAAGACTTGGAAAGTATATGGTTATCCTAAAGGAGGAATTGCTAAAAGTTATCCAGGACTAGATGAAACTAATAGAGCTTACTCAGTAGGTCAAATTCACGTAGAAGGAATAAAATAATATGACACCAGAAGAATCTAAAAAAATGATGACTAAGCACATAGAAGATAATAGGAAAGAAGTTAATAGAATTTTAAATAAGGAAGAAAAGATAACAGACGAAGAAGCTTACACGCTTGGCTTGGTAGCAGCTTATATGATTATGCTGGAATATATTATGCCAACATTAAATTAACTCTATGAAACATAAAGAAGATTGCACACTCGGAAGAAGAGCTTTAATAACAGGAATAAATGGACAAGACGGAAGCTATTTAGCTGAACTCTTATTAAAGAAAGGATATGAAGTCCACGGACTTGTTAGAAGAGCATCAACCTTTAACCGAGACCGAATAGAAGGACTAGACATTAAACTCCATTATGGAGATATGACTGATCCCTACTCATTACTCTGGGCGTTAAAAGAAAGCCAACCAGACGAAGTTTACAATCTAGCTGCTCAATCACACGTTCAAGTTAGTTGGGAAACACCTTGGTATACAGCACAAACGACTGGCATTGGAGTACTGAACCTCTTAGAGGCAATCAGGGTACTCGGAATAAGACCAAAGATTTACCAAGCCTCAACAAGCGAATTATTTGACGGACTAAGTAAGGAGACATACACAGAAAAATCAAGAATGAATCCAGTAAGTCCTTATGGAACAGCAAAACTCTATGCCTACCAGATATGCAAGAATTATCGAGAAGCTTATGGAATGTTTATCTGCAATGGAATTTTATTTAATCACGAAAGCAAAAGGAGAGGAGATAACTTCGTAACCAAGAAGATTATAAACGAAGCACCAACAGGACAGGTTTCATTAGGAAATACAGACGCTTCAAGAGATTGGGGATATGCACCTGAATATGTAGAAGGAATGTGGAGGATGCTCCAACAAGAAAAACCTGACGACTATATTCTAGCCACAGGACAAACCAACACAGTTAAGGAGTTCGTTAAGTGGGTGGAGGAAGAAACAGGGAGACCAATCAAGATTATCCACCAAGATGACTACAATAGACCAACAGACGTGCCAATGCTAAAGGGCAACCCTGCTAAGGCTAAAGAGAAGCTAGGGTGGGTAGCAAAAACAAAAGGAAAAGATTTAGTTAATAAAATGATATAAACTCTATGAAAAGAAGAAAACTAGAAGTTATTATAACTGGTCCTACATCTACAAGAAGACACCACAGAGTCTTAGTAAATGAAATAGTTGATGGAAAAGGAGTAGGAGTATTAAAGACAATATACAAAGAGAATAATATAGCAAAAGAAGCTGGAGAATTACTAACAAAAATTTTAAATAAAACAAATGAAATGTAGACTCTGCAAAAGTGATAATTTATATAAGTTTCTGGACTTAGGTTATCACCCTCATTCGGACCAATTCCGAAAAACAAATGACGAACCAGAGACAAGGTATCCATTAGTTCTTATGATGTGTCCAGATTGTGGACTAGCTCAACTATCTTACAACGTTGAGAAAGAAGTAATGTATACAGAAGATTATTTATATGAAGCCTCAATCACAGATACAGCAGGGAAGCATTGGGGAGACCTAGCAGACGAAGTGATAAAGGAATCAGGAGTTAAGAAAGGACTAGCGATTGATATTGGAGGAAACGACGGAACACTATCACTTAAATTTAAAGAAAGAGGATTTGAAGTTTTAAATATAGACCCCTGTAAAGAAGTAACTGACATCTCACGAGAAAGAGGAGTCGAAACAATGACGGAGTTCTTTGACAGCAAGTTAAAATTACCAAAGGCAGATATTATTACAGGAACGAATGTGTTTGCTCACGTTCACGATCACGATGACTTTGTAAGAGGTCTGAAGAAGATAATGAAGACAAAGAGTGTATTTGTATTTGAATCACCTTATTTCGGAGAGTTTCTAAAAGGATTAGAATACGATACAGTTTACCATCAACATTTATTATACCTATCACTAAAACCAGTAATGAAGTTTCTAGAGAAACACGGACTAGAAGTATTTGATGTAAAGTTTAGTGAATTACACGGAGGAGCTTTCAGATGTTATATCGCAAGAAAGGGAGAACACGTTGTTAAGCCAATAGTAAAAGAAAGTGCTGATAAAGAAGACTGGAAAAAGAAAGACTTAATTGAATGGGGAAAGCAAGCAGAGAAACACGCAAAGGAATTATTCGATATGATTTACTGGATGAAGACTCAAGGCAAGTCAATCTGTTGTGTAAGTTCTCCAGCTAAAGGTCAGACACTACTGAATTACACAGGCATAGGAAGATTCATAGATTTCGTAACAGAGAAAAGTAAATTAAAAATTGGAAGATATACTCCAGGAACAAAGATTAAGATTGTTAGCGATAAAGAGCTAATAGAAAAGCAACCAGACTTTGCTCTAATACTAGCTTGGAATTTCGCAGAAGAAATAATTAAAAATAACACTGGCTATAAAGGAACTTGGATTGTTCCGTTGCCAGAAATAAAACTCTATGAAACTCGAAATACACAAGGACAAAAGAGGAACGATTAAAGACTTAATGGTAGGAAAAGATTTCTCGATAACTCATATAACCTTTAAAAAGGGAGCTATAAGAGGAAACCACTATCATAAAGAAACAGAACAAACAGATATTATATTAAAAGGAAAGCTACTATGTTCTGAAAAGAAAGGAAGCGAAGAAATTTTAAAAAAAGGAGATGATATTTGGTTTTTAAGAAGAACTCCACACGCTTACAAAGCCCTAGAAGATAGTGAAATGGTATCAATATGTATAGGTAAAAGAATTGGAAAAAATTATGCTAAAGACACCTACAAATGCGAACTCATCAGTTAATAAGTTTGAAAAAGCTTGGGCTAAAGAAAACTCTTATGATTATGGGGTATCTTGTAATAGCGGTACTAATTCTCTGTTTCTCGCCCTCAAGGCATGCGGAATAGGAAAAGGAGACGAGGTTATTGTTCCTGAGTTCACAATGATAGCAACAGCTTGGGCTGTAAGCTACACAGGAGCTACACCAGTATTCGTAGACTGCAAAGACGACCTAAATATTGATTTAGACAAGATAAAAATAACAAAGAAGACAAAAGCTATTATTCCAGTCCATATATATGGAAGACAATGCGATATGACTGAAATAGTGGATAGATTCAAACACAAACTCTATATAATTGAAGATATGGCAGAAGCTCACGGAATTAAGCCAGAAGGAGACATAGCTTGCTATTCATTTTACGGAAATAAGATTATAGAGACAGAAGAAGGTGGGATGTGCTTAACAAATGACCATAATGTAGCAGATGAGATTAGATTACTGGCAAATATGTATTTTGATGAAGAAAGAACTCTAATTCATCCAAAAATGGGGTATAACTTCAGAATGACCAATATGCAGGCTGA